ATTACTGCAGATTTTATCACAGCTCCTGCCGACACAAAGCCATACACCGGAGCACCTCCCATTATGGGCGGAGGGGTTTTGATTATGGGCATTTCCGAGTATCACTTTTTAAACCAGGAAGGAAGTCCTAAATGGGGACGGTTATCGAATTCATTTTCTTTTGCCTTTTTTGAATCAGCTTTATTATAATGTAAAAATACCTGAGCACAATCTTCTCCTTGAAACTCCTCTCGCCAGTGTTCTAATTCGCAACCTGAATAAATCAACATGTCACCAGGGTTTAAATCTACCTTAATTCCTTCCCTATTTTTTTCTCCCGAGGGTTCTAAATAAAGAGGCCAAGGGTCTCCTCCAAGAGTCATAGTCGTAGATATTTCACAACTAAATCGATCTTTGTGTCTTTTTAAAACATCTCCTTTTTTATAAATTCTAGCATACGAATAAGTGGGGGATAATTTATAACCTGTATGTCTTTCCATAACGGGTTGAACCCAGGTCAATAAAGTTTCCATAGCTATATCGGCATAGTGAGAATAAGTTTGAGGAACTTGGTCGTCGCTCCATACACCAAATTCAGTAGTAAATTGTGAGATGTATTTTTTATCAAAAAGTCTTTTAGCCACTTTTCTTTTTAGTAAAAAATATTGTGTTATAAATTTAGCTAATGGTCGGCTGATCACTTTTCTAATAACTAAATATTTATTTTTTTGGAAGGTCATGTGATTTTTGAGTATCTAAAGCAATGTTGCCTGAGATACTAATTCTCTCTTTGTTAGATGTATAAAATGGAAAAACTTGATGCATCAGTTTAGCTGGAAAAAATAACATAGTTCCCTCAGATTTTGAAGAAAGTTTATAATTATGAGTCTTAATGTGTCCCAAAGAATCTAAATACATAAACTGAAAATCAGATGCTTGAGGGGCGCAGGAATGATTAACAAATTTTAAGGTATGTTCTTTTTTATAATCAGTTGGAATTGTTATCCATACTACAAAAGAAAAAATACCTGAATGGAAATGGGGAGGATTAAACTCATATTTTTTTTGAAAATTAACCCACAAATTTTGTAGGACAGATTTACAACTATGGGTTAAAGTTTTAGGGATAGAAAGATTTCCATAGTCTCTAAGATATATTTTCGAGAGCGGAAATAAAACATTTGTAGAAAAAAAATTATTTTTATCTTTTATTTTAAATGAATTATTGATGTGGCCCACTAATTGATCATTAAAGTTTTTAATTTTCTTCTTTATACATTTGTTTAAATGCTCCATTACCACACTAGATAACTTTACTTCTACCCATCCTTCATTAGGAAATGACTGACACGGTGTCTCAGCAAAATATTTATTTTTTGGGGGGATCATTTTCCTTTTTCATGGATGTTACTTTACTAATACCAGACGGAACAGCCTGTATATTCCAATGCACAAATCTAAAAGGTTCGAGTCCCATATCAATTGGATATTGATGAGGAGTGTACCCTGGAACAATAACCATCATTCCTGGTTTAACTTTATAATGAACCGCTGGATTGGCAAATGAAATTTTACTTCCATCTTTTTCTGGAAGTTTAGTCATCATGGCTCCTGGTCTTGGATCATGTAAAACGGGTAAGGATGTTTTATTGCTACATTTTAAAAAGAAAAAGCCTGATACATGCTGATTCCAATGCGCGTGAACCTCATGATGACCACCTCCTTTGTGTGAAAATTCTTGAACCCAACATTCGGTAAAGTGCAGGCTATGATTCCTTAGATCAAAACCACACCAGTCTAAAAATTCATAAGAACGTTGACCACAAAACTCTACAAACTCTTTAGCTTTAGGATCATCATTAAAAGATTCAGAATGATTAGACATACCAAAGTCATCTAATGTTGCGTTCAACATCTCATCTCTTTTTTTAATTGCGGGCTGTAAAACTTTTTTTCTTGCGGATTTTAAATACCTATCTGTTAATTTTAACATGGGTTTAATAAATATTGGACAATCGGCACTCCAAACGGGGGTACTAAAATAGGCCGCGCTATCAAATTTTATATGTTGAGGATCTTTATTCATATTATTGAAACGGAAAGCCTAGATTCCATAAGACTAGACTATACCTTACTCCTTTTGTAACGGGTTTAACTCGATGCCAAACAAAACTAGGAAATACAACTAGAGAGCCCTGAGGTAAAATTTCTTTGCAAATTCTAGGCCGTGCTTTTTTATCGGGATTTTGTTGTCTAAAATCAAATTCTAATTCTCCCCCTTTATAGGTTTTAGGATCAGACAACGTTACTGTAACCGATAACTTTCTAATTTTTCCCTTGGTGGGACCTTCTCTTTCATAAGGTTCACTGAAACTATCACAATGCCAATCATAATATTGTCCTTTTTTATACTTAGTAAATTGACAAGATTCAGACCAATCCCAAGTAAAATTCCATCCAGCATTTTGATTAGCCTTAATAATAAAAGGTTGAATTTCTCTATAAATCCAAGTGTCATTGAACCATACAATATTAGAATCTCTTTTCTTTTTTAAATCTTTCATTTCATTCTTGCTTAAAGGGTGTTTCTCTATATTTCTATTTCTCCCAAACGCTCCTGTAATTCCCTTTACTTCATTTTTTTTCTCAATTTTTCCATATTTAATAATCATATCGCAAATGCGAGGTGGAACCACAGATTGGAAATACCAATAGTAATTAGTTAACTGCATAATTTAAATTCTCCTCATTTGAGTAACGGGATAACGAATATCTTTACCAACTACATTGGTAAAAAATGTAATTAATGTGAGTCTGTCGCTCTTACTTTTATCAGCATTTCTGGATGCATGCCAGGTACACCCATCAAATAAAACTAGTCTATTAAAATTAGAGAAGAATTCAACCTTTTTACGAAATTTAGAATTAGATTTATCTCTATATTTTTCCATACGTTTTCGGTCTTTTAAATCTTTGTAAAATCTTTTTTTCTCTTCCAAATATTCAGGCTCAGTATTAAAATGTTTTCCTTCGTACAAACAAGTTCCACTTTGAGGATGATCACTTAAATAAATAATTGCAGTGAACTCATGCTCTGTGTCTCCATGTATCCAACCTTCATCTCCATAGACATCATAAGGTACACGCTGGAAATATTGACCCGCCTGCCATTTTATGGAATCATTATTTATTATTTGCGACGGATATAATAAAGCTATTATCTTTCGAGTTGACCACAGAAAGAATTTGTTATCGACTTCATGAAGAGGAAAACTTCTTGCACCAGGCCATGAACTGTCAGGAGAGGGTACATATTTTAATGTCTTTGATAATTTCACAATAGCCTGCGGATCAGTAAAAAAATTATCTACCATTAAAGTAGGCCACTGCATTCTTCTCCTTTCCCGTAATAATTAAATAAATTCATACGTGCTTGTTAAAAAAATATTAAGTTGTTTTGATTGATTGGGTGTAATGAAATATTTTTGTGTACTTGGAAACATAACAAAGAAATTATTTTTCATCGGAATATGCCAGGTTCGATTGGCTCTACGATTATCATCATATTCTATTACTATATCACAAGAGTCTTGTCCAACATCCACTCCATAAATAAAAATATAATCTGGGGAATATTTTAAATCTAAAGGGTCGACGGTATTTCTTAAAAAGGACTGTTCTTTGGGTTCATAAACATTTCCCCAATCTAATTTGGGAATTAATCCTCTATTATAATCCACATTAAAATAATCCCTCATATGGTCTTTCAACCAACCTAAAGGTTGGGTGTATGGTACCTTGTAATCTAAGTATGAATAATCTTTTGAGTTGTTACTTATTCTTGTTTGTTGAATATAGGATTGAATGATACTGTTTTTAATTTCTTTTCGCTTAATTTCAAAACCTTTGGGAGTTTCTATTTCCCCTGAATACAAATCTATTTCCGATAATGTCTTCTTTCTCATAGTCTATTATCCTTTATATCTGATCAAATTCCTATGTCAACGTGATCAAAAAAATTTGATTTATAAAATCAAATCTGGCTTCAGATCTATTTTATCCCAAGATTGATCAGTTTCATTCCACAAATAATTATACTTCAAGGTTTCTTGTTCCGTTAAAGTAGGTTCGTCCCCAAGAGGGGATTGCCATCTTGCTTCGGCTACATTTAAAACCCAACTAGAAAAAGGCTTCGGATGAATAAAGATATCATTATCATCATCATAAGTCATCCCTATGCCTGCATGATTTCCTCTTAATGCTTTAGAATTATCGCCAGAAGAATGTTGTCCAC